ATATGATTGTAGATGATTGTTCCGACATACCTTTTCTAGTTCAAGAACAAGTACTTGGAACTACACCCATCTTCAAAAATATTCGTAAGACAAGAGTTGATTTACTACTAAATAAAGAGCCAAATCCTTTTCAGGATATTAGCACTTTTAAAAGAAACATATTAGTAGATTTAATTATTGATGGTAATATTTTTGTCTATTTTGATGGCATGCATATGTACCATCTACCTTCAGACAAAGTTACAATTGAAACAGATGAAAATACTTATGTAAGTAAGTATGTTTTTGACAATAGTATCGATTACTCAGTCAATGAAATAATACATATTAAAGAAAATAGTTTTCATTCCATTTATAGAGGAGTACCAAGACTAAAACCTGCCCATCGAACTATGCAGTTACTGGTCAATATGAGAAACTTTCAAGATAACTTCTTTAAGAATGGAGCAGTACCAGGATTGGTACTAAAGTCACCAAACACGCTTTCTGAAAAAATAAAAGAAAGAATGTTACAGGCTTGGGTTGCTCGTTACAATCCAAACACAGGTGGAAGAAGACCTCTATTCTTAGATGGTGGTCTTGAAGTAGATAATTTGACAGAAGTCAATTTTAAAGAATTAGATTTCCAAGAAGCAATTCGATCAAACGAAAGAATTATTCTTGAAGCATTAGGAGTTCCTCCTATTCTTATGGATAGCGGGAATAATGCAAATATAAGACCAAATCAAAGAATGTATTATTTAGAAACTATACTACCTATAGTAAAGAAAATAATGAAAGCATACGAAAGATTTTTCGGTTTTAGACTTGTAGAAGATGTCACAAATGTTCCATCTCTACAACCAGAATTAAAAGATCAAGCAGCTTATTATGCTTCTTTGGTTAACACAGGTATTATGACTCCTAACGAGGCAAGGGAGAAGTTAAATCTTGAAGCAGTCGAAGGATTTGATACACCAAGAGTTCCTGCAAATATCGCAGGTTCAGCCGCCAACCCAATCGAGGGTGGTAGGCCAACAGAAAATGAGGAAAATTAAATATGAACAGAATGACAATCGTACACAAGTTAGGCGAGTATTTCCAGAAAAAAGGAAAATACATGTCTATCGACGAGTACAATAGAGAAACTGATGTTCCCATGAGGGCACAGATTGTAAAGAGAGTTTTTAACTCTTGGAGTAGAATGATGACTTATGTCAAAAACTACTATCCTAATATTGGAGTAGTTGTGAAAGCACCCGTTGTGAAAACAGCTGCACCAAAGAAAGTAGTAAAGTCTACTAAAAAGGTGAAGAAAGATGTCGAATAAGATTTTTCACTGGACAAACACATTCAAGTCTCTTGGGGAACAAGCAGATGGAAGTGTTGAAATCAAAGGTTTGGCAAGCACAAATGCTCAAGATAGAGCGGGAGACGTGATTGAAGTTGAAGCATGGACAAAAGGTGGTGTAGATAATTATTTACAAAATCCTATTGTTCTTTATAACCATAATCATGATAAACCAATCGGTAGAGCAAAAGCTGTAAGAACAGTTGATAATGGATTAGAGTTCACTGCGAAAATATCAAAAGCCGCAGGTGAAATCACAGAATTAATTAAAGACGGTGTTTTAGGAGCATTTTCTGTAGGTTTTCGTGTAAAAGATGCAGATCATATACCTGACACTGGCGGATTAAGAATCAAAGATGCTGAACTTTTCGAAGTTTCTGTAGTATCAGTTCCTTGTAACCAGGGAGCGATGTTTTCCTTATCCAAAGGATTTGATAATATGGAAGAATATGAAGAGTTTAAGAAATCTTTTATTAAGACTAACTCAGCAGATTCAGTTAAAACTGAAGAAGTTGGGCAGTCTAAAGTGGCGCAAGCCGACATTAAGGAGAATCGCATGAGCGAAGAAATGAAAGCTCCTGAGGGCTTTGACCTTGATGCTTTTGCTAAGGAAGTAGCTGAAAAAGCTGCTACCAAACTAGCAATGCAACAAGCTGAATCAAAAGCAGCTGAAGAGAAAGCAGCTAAGGAAGCTGCTGAAAAGGCTGCTCTAGTAGAAGCTGAGCAAAAAGCACAGATCGAAGCAGAACAGGAAAAGCAAAAAGAAGTTGTTGTATCAGTTATGACTGGTGCAGAAAAACTTATGGGTGACGTTGAAGAAAGATTTAACAAAAGAGGCGAAGAACTTGAATCTCTTGTTAAAGAACTTCAAACAGAACTTAAAGAAAAATCAGAAGAAATACAACACATCAGAGAATCTAAGAGAGTTTTCTCAGATAGAGGACAATCTGGTGACTGGAAAAAATCTTTTGAGCAAGATATATTAGACGCAAAATTTGCTGGTTTAGCAACTGGTAAAGGTTGGGAAAATACATATTCAAAATCAATTCTTGAGAAAGTAAATCAACATTCAGGTGTTGAAGTTTCTTCAGCAGATTTTGAACAAGTAGTTTCCGCTAACGTAGAAAGAGACATTCAGAACGAATTAGTACTAGCTCCTTTGTTTAGAGAAATTGCTATGAATTCTGCAAGTCAAATTTTACCAATCTTACCTGATGCTGGATACGCTGAGTTTGTTTCACCTGCAGGTACAGGTGCTGGTACATCACCATATGGTAACTTAGAAACCAGAGGTGATACAGTAGGTGCACCATTTACAGGTGTTACAATGACAGAAAGATCACTTTCAACAAACAAGTTGATCTCCAAGTCATTCCTAGGTAACGAAACCGAAGAAGATGCAATTATTCCAATACTTCCTCTATTAAGAGAGTCCATGGTTAGATCACATGCAAGAGGTATTGAAAACGCTATTCTTTTAGGAAACCACTCAGATGGTGCATATACATCAGGAATTTTTGATGGATTGCTACAACAAGCACAAGCTGATTCAGACTTTACTGATGACGTTGGTTCAGGTTCACCTGCAGCCTTCTCAGCTTCAGATAAAGTTTTAGCTTCTGACTTGCTTGAAATGAGAAAGAATATGGGTAAATATGGTGTAAATCCAAATGAAGTAGTTTATCTAGTTTCACAAGATGCATACTATAATTTACTAGAAGATGCTGAGTTCCAAGATGCTAACCTAGTTGGCGATATGGCAACAAAGCTAAGTGGTGAAATCGGACAGGTGTTCGGATCAAGAGTTATTCTTTGTGACGAATTCCCATCAAAAGCAGCTGAAAAGTTTGCTGCAGTAGCGGTTTACCCAAGAAACTATGTAATCCCAAGATTAAGAGGTGTTACAATCGAGTCTGACTACGATGTAGAGAATCAAAGAAGAGTTCTTGTGGCTTCACAAAGAATCGGCTTTGCAGACATTATCGAAGGTGCAACTTCAAAATGGGCATTTAAATACGACGCTAGTTAATTAGCGTAGAGGCTTGAGGGGAGCCTATCCCCTCACTTTTTTCAAACTATGGCAAATTTAATAACAGTACAAGAATACAAGGACGCAGGTGGCATAAGAGGCGATAACAATGATGATCGTCTTGCTATTTTAGTGCCTCAAGTTTCTGACCTTGCTAAAAAATATTGTGGAACAAGTTTTATAGATTATTATAGCTCTACTAAAACAGAAACTTTCAATATCAGTGATAATTATACCAGTTTTGTTGTTATGAGTGAGACACCTATTACATCGGTAACATCAGTTAAAGAACGTGATAATCCGACTTCTAGTTATATAACACTAACAGACAACACTGATTATTATATTGATACTGCAAGTGATACTATTTTTAGAGTAGATTCAGACGGTAATCGAAAAGCTTTTAAGAAAGGATTTGGAGCAGTGGAAGTTGTGTACAATGCAGGATATTCAGCAACTCCTTCTGATCTAAAACTAGCACTCTTTGATTTAGTTACTTACTATTTAAAAGACGAACACAAGCAGAGAATGACACTTGGTGGAGCAACTATACAAAACCAAGGTTCTGCAGGCTTAAGAACAAGTACTGATTTTCCTGACCATATCAAACGAGTACTTGACTTATATCGAGTAATCATTTAATGTCAATTCAAAATCTTAGAAGAGATATTCAAAACGCTTTTACTACTATAAATAGAAGAATGAGAAGCGAACTAGAAGCAAGATATAATCATACAGTTATTTGGAACGTAAGTAAAGTTGCAGAAGGTTTTAAAAGAGCTTCAAGTAAAATTGGCATACCTAAATCAATAAATAATATAGCAAACTGGAAAAGTGCTACTACAAAAGCACTAAATACTTTTGTAGTAGGTGGTGGTTCAGGAAAAACTACTCGAATGATGGGTACAAGAACAGTACAAACTTTAGCTCCAGGAAAAATATTTAAAAGAGAAGGTAGAGGCGCTTCTTTAAAATTTAGAGGAATACCAAATGCAAATGTTCGAGCTGATGGAAAAAACTTTATAGTTGATTACACAGCACCAGGAGCAAACCAAGAAAACCTTTTAAGTAATATAAATAAAGCAGTTCGAAAAGCAATTTGGGACACTTTTTTAAGAGCGCATGGACTCACAAAAAGTGATGGTACAGCTCAAGCAGGTTTAGGATTTGAAAGAAATTCAGCTATAATTGGAAAACATACTAATTTTGGTCATGATAACTTAAGTACTGTCTCTCTTCAGTCAATGAAAAGATTAGAAGGTGCTACACAAGCAGGCTCAAATGAATATGATGCTGATGTAGATGAAAAATTTAATGATATAAATAGAAAATTTGCAGATATTGGAGTAACATTACATACAAAAGACATGTTTGAATATGTAATGGAAGAAATTCTTAAAGATGTTGATATTACTTCAGTTGATGAGTTTGATGCGAATAATTTAAACCAAGATTTTTCAAAAACGATTGAAGGAAGAATAGACCCACACAATAAATTTGGTAGTGAAAAATCTGATAAATCAAGAGCTTTTATAAATAAGTTTTATAAAAGAGAACTAGATAAAGCAATAAGAACTGGTAAATTAAAAAGTTTAAGTCCAAAAGAAGCTGCTGAGTTTAAAGCAAGTGAGTCTTTTAATCAAAGTAGAAAAAGATTACTTGCATTAGTTGTTGCAGGACAAATGAGAAATAATTCTCGAATGAAAGTAGAGAGTAAATTTAAAAAGACAAAACATTCTCAAACTAAAAAAGTAAAAGCAAAAACTTCAACAAGAAAAGGAAAGGTGAGTACAAAAACTCTTGTAGCAAAAGGAGCAAGTGTAGCTTATGGAGCAAGAGTAACAAAAAGTAATATAGGACTTACCACTATAATGTCACAATTAAATGCTTCTTTACCAAGACATTTAAAAAGAAACATGGAACCACCTGCTTTACAATATAGAGGTAGAGGAAATCCAAGACAAGGAACAGGACCTTTTAATACAGGTGTTAGAGTTACAAGCGTGACTCCACATAAAAAAGTAAGAGGTGGATTAAATATTAACTATACATATGAAAAATATCCTTATCAAACATTTGAACCAGGATTTAAACAGGGAAGTACTTTAAGAGACCCAAGAAAATTAATAGAAGAAAGTGTTCGAGATATAATGATAGAAAGAAAACGAACACAATTTTTAAATTTTAGAAGATACTAATGGCACAAGGAAGAGCATACTCAACACGAAGAAGAGCAATCGTAGAAGCTCTTTGTCAGAAGTTAGAACAAATAAATGGACAAACTCCGTTTCGAGTTTCAGTTGCAGATGTAGCAAGACGACTTAAATTTTGGGACGAAGTATCAGATTTTCCAGCTATTCACGTAGGAGCGGGCGGAGAAACTCGTGAATATGCAAGTGGAAATTTTAGATTTCGCTTCTTGCAAGTAACAATAAGATGTTATGTGCATAGCGAAGATGACGTAATTTATCGTTTAGAAGAATTACTAGAAGACGTGGAAGCAGTACTTGAGGATAATGATCCATTAGAGTATTTTGATTCCAATAATGTAAAGCAATCTACTGCTCAGACAACTGTTTTGAGCATAGATACAGATGAAGGAGTACTTGAACCTCTCGGTATCGGTGAGATAGTCGCAGAGATAAGGTACTAAGGAGAAAATAATGGCAGATACATTTTATTTTAGCCGAGATACGAAAGTCTATCTTATTCAGAACCAAACAACAAGTGGTACTGTAAGATGGGATATTCCTGTTTTAGATGGATTTAGTTTCTCACAAGCAACAAATACAAGTGAGATTACCTTAAATGAAATGCAAGAGCACTCAACAAATAAGAGTAGAAGAAGTAGACAAATGTTTACAGATTCATATGCTCCTGCAGAATGGAGTTTTTCAACTTATATGAGACCATTTCAATCAACAAATGGTGCAACAGATGGTTGGGAAGCATCAGGATCAGATAATAATCATCACTGTGTAGAAGAACCTCTATGGGCAAATTTTGTTGCTGCAAATAGTTTAGAACCATCAGTAACTGATACAGAAGCTGCTTGGGCAGACGGTATAACAGCAACTACAAGTAGTACTGTGTTTGATTTTACAGGTTCAGAAAAAGCAGAATTAGGAACTTTTGATCTTTACTTTGAAATGGGTGGAGCAGGAAGTGGAACTAAAACTGTTTATAAATTAGAAGGTGCTGTTGTAAATTCCGCAAGTATCGATTTTGATATTGATGGAATTGCAACAATTAACTGGTCTGGATTTGCAAAAATTATATCAGAAGTAGAAAGTGGAACAGTTCCATCAGGCACTGTTTCAATTACAGAAGGTTCTGCTGCTACAGATACAGGTAACTTTATTAGAAATAGATTAACAACTCTGCAAGCTACAAATGCAGATTCAGCTAATTTCTCGTCAAGTTATAGTTTAACTTTAACAGGTGGTAATATTACTTTTGAAAATAATATTACTTTTTTAACACCAGAAACACTAGGAGTTGTTAACCAACCTCTCGGTCATGTTACTGGTACAAGAAGTGTAAGTGGAAACTTTACTTGTTATTTAAATGCGGATTCAGATTCAAGTGCAGATTTATTTGAAGATATTATCGAAGCAACAGATGATATTGTAAATGCATTTGACTTGACATTCAATATTGGAGGTGCATCAACACCGAAAGTAACTATTGAAATGCCAAACTGTCACTTGGAAGTTCCAACACATTCTATTGATGATATTATCTCAATTGAAACAAACTTCCATGCATTACCAGCAAGTATTGATCCAGATAGCACAGCTGATAACTACGAAGCAAAAATTACTTATACTGGAGCATAAATAAATTAACTGGAGGGCTTCGGCCCTCCACTTTATAGGAGAAGAAATGACAGAAGAAATTAAAAAGACGGAAGTAAGTTTACGTAATTTACTTACTCCAAGTAAAACAGTATCAATTAATTATCCAGAATTTGAAGGATTTGATATTGATTTATGTTATCTCGCAAGAGAAGAACTTATTAAATTAAGAAATCGTTGTGTCTCACAGAAATTAAATAGAAAGACACGAGGTTTTGAAGAAGTTCTTGATGATGAAAAATTTTTAACCGAATACACAAAAGCTGTAATTAAAGGCTGGAAAGGATTAAAAATTAAATTTTTACAAAAAATGGTACTTATTGATTCATCAGGAATGGACGAGAATATGGAGTTACCTTATAATCAAGAAAATGCAGAATTATTAATGCAAAATTCAAACGGATTTGATCAGTGGGTAACAGAGACAACACAAGACCTTGAAAATTTTACTATGCTCAAGTAGAGAAAATAATATCTCTACTTGAACGTCAGTTTACACAAGGTTCTATTGATGTAGATAAATATTTAAAGATATGTGAACAATTAGGCGAAGAGCCTAATCCAGAAAAAATGCCAGTGACTGTAGAGTCTTATCCATTTGAAGTACAACAGGCATTTTTTGTACATGATCTTTTACCAGATAGATGGGACGGAATGAGCGGATCATATTTTGGAAAAGACATGGCAGCACTCGGAACTATTTTAGATATTTGGAAAATAGAAGACAAAAAGACAGTTGTTTACTTTTTAAAACATATTGAAGCAAAAAGAGTAGACAAGATAAATAAAGAACTCGAACAAAAAAGAAAAGCTAGAGAAAGAAGTAGCAAAGGTGGGGTAGGAAATATTCCAAGAATTAAAAAATAATGGCAGATTTTAAGGTAATTGGTAAGTTAACAATTGATGATAAAGGTCAATTGGGAATAATTGCAAACAAATCAAAAGCAGCAGCAAAAGGACTAGATAATACAGGTAAATCTGCTAGAACTGCTGATCGTAATTTAAAAGGTGCTGCTCAGGCATCTTCAAATACCACTAAAAACTTTTCAAAAATGGCACAAGGCATCGAAGGAGGCCTCGTACCTGCTTACGCTACTTTAGCAGCTAGTTTATTTGCGATTACTGCTGTCTTTCAAGGATTAAAAGAAGCAGCAAACCTTAAAAATCAACAAAGAGGTATAGAATTATTCAGTGAAACAACAGGTAAAAATATGCTTGCAACTGCAAGTGCAATTAGACAAGCAACTGAAGGAGTAATTTCATTTAAAGATGCAGCTCAAGCAGCCGCAATTACAACAGCTGCAGGATTTAGTTCGGAACAAGTAAAACAATTAGGAGAAGGAGCAAAACTTGCTTCTGTTGCTCTTGGTAGAGATATGGGAGACTCTTTTCAGAGACTTGTTCGAGGTGTTACAAAAGCTGAACCAGAACTACTCGATGAATTAGGTATTATTCTTCGACTAGATATTGCTACAAGAAAATTTGCAGATGCAAATGGGTTAGTTGCAGAAAAACTTACAATTGCACAAAGACAGGCTGCTGTATTTGCAGAAGTATCAAGACAATTAGAAAACAATTTTGGAGCTTTTAGAGAACATGCTGATGAATTACCAAATAAATTTGCACAATTAGAAACTGCATTTATGCAAGTCATTAAAAACTTAGCAGAATTTGTAGGCCCATTAGAAGTATTAGCAGA